ATGTTGTTGAGGATATAACAGGAACACATTCAGACCCATATCATTACAAGATGTATTTTCATACAGAAAGTCTTATTGATGTGGATACAAGACCATAAAAAGGAGAAGATATGAACACAACAGCAGTAGCAATAACAACTATTATCTGCATAACAATATTAGTTTTATGCAGAGATGATAAGAAGAGGTGATATTATGGAGCATTTTAATTCAATCGAAGCAAGGGAAGCACAGGATAAATATTGCGATAGAGAAGGTTATCCGCATTTTGCACCCAGAGATGGTATATGTGTGAACTGTAACAAAGACATTTATACAGAGCAGGACCGCGGAGGATATAAAACAGGTATTTCACTGGAAAAGGCAGGGACAACATTAATAACAGGCTGTCCACATTGTAGTTGGTCATTCTGCGATTAAATGATTTTATTATTGAATAGGAGGAGTAACTAATGCCTAATATAAAAATAAAGACAGCAGAAGCAGCATTAATAATGGGCTGTAGTCCTCAATTTGTCAGAATAGGGTTACAGCAGGGAATATTGGATATAGGTAATGCAATAAAGATGTCTTCTATCTGGACTTATAACATAAGTGCAGCCGCACTTGCAAAGCGACAAGGAATGTCATTAGAGGAGTTATGTAAAACCTTGGATGAAATAAGAGAAAAGGATAAGCATATATGAATAATATTATGATTTTAGAAGAAAGGAAAAGGCAGAGCAGTGAGAATAACAGGTGAAATAATTGCATTTAACAAAAGAATTAATGCGGCTATTACAGATAGGAGAATAGAGGATGCTTCTAAGTGGTTGTTAAGACTTCACAGATTAGAGTGTAAAGCTGGAGTTTCAATAGGTGATTATCGTTTAAGGAATATATAAAAAGAGCCGCAGTGAGGCAACACTGCAACTCAAGTAAAAAATCTCAATTACAGTGTAGAACATTTAGGAGTAAAAATCAATGTATAAATATATTTGTGAAAGATGTAAGGCAAGATTAGACCCTGGAGAAAAATGTAATTGTGAGGATGAAGAGGTACGTTATCTTCGCAAATTCAAATTAACGAAAACTGGACAATATGAATTTAATTTCAAACAGGAAGAAACCATTAATCTATTAAGAAGATCAGGTTAGGAGATTTAAGTATGAATGAGATGATAGTGTCTGTAGAGCAGACTAATGGAATTTTAAATATCAGTAATTATGATGAGATTAAGGCAAATGTACAGGCTTCAATGGAATTATATAAGACAATGGTATTTACAGAGGATACGCTTATTGAAGCAAAAAGCACCGTTGCTACATTGAGAAAGTTAAGCAAATGCCTTGATGATAAGAGAAAAGATGTAAAAAGGAGATATATGCAGCCTTATGAAGAGTTTGAGGATAAGATAAAAGAACTCCAGCAGATTATTGCAGAGCCAATAGAACTTATAGCCCAACAGACTAAGGAATATGAGGATAAGCGTATCGAACAGAAGAAGGAAGAAATTCAAAAGGTATATGATGACTGTATAGAAGGTATGCAGGAATATCTTCCTTTAAGCAGGATTTATTCTAAGACTTGGGAGAACAAGGGAACCTCTATTAAGAAGATTAAAGAAGCTATAGAAACATTAGTTGATAATGCCAAAATGTCAGTTGAAACAATTAAGAATATGCACAGTGATGCAGAACAGAAAGCACTGGATACATTTAAGAAGACTCTTGATTTGGCAATGTCTATTAATGTAATAACGAAGTATGAAGCTGAAAAAGCAGAGATATTAAGAAAAGAGCAGGAGCGAAAGGCGGAGCAGGAACGTAAGGCAGAAGAAGATAAAAGAATACAGGAAAAAGTTAGCAAGGATGATGTAAAGCAAAATGTTAAAAGCGCAAATGAAGCCTTTGTTGAAGCCTGCAATAGTGTAGATGATGATATGGCAGCAGCCTTTGTTACAGGATCTTATGAACAGCAGAAGAAATTTATATTAAAGATATATTGTTCTGAAACTGAAAAAGATATGATTTGTGAATATATTGATAATATTGGTGTGATGTATCAGGAGGTATGTAATGGCAGAGAGTAAAAGCATTTATGAAAAGCTTGCAGAGATGAGAGTGCAATTGCAGGCAAAGAAATTGATTAAGACTGGAAAAAATACATACAGCAAATATGAGTATTATGAACTTTCAGATTTCCTTCCATCCTGCAATAGTATTGCGGCACAGCATAAGACATTGTTTAAATTTGCAATTAATGAGAACACAGCAAGTCTTACACTTATTAATCTTGAGAATTTAGAGGATGTAATTGAATTCAGCATACCTACCGCTAATGTAAGCATTCAGGGAGCTACTGCAATGCAGAATATTGGTGCGGTAACAACATATGCCAGAAGATACCTCTATATGATAGCAATGGAGATAAGTGAGGATGATAACCTTGATACAGCAGATACTGCGGAAAAGGTTACAAAGGAACAGCAACAGCGGAAAGAAGAAGCTGAACGTAAAGCTCAGGAAGCGAAAGAGGCTGAAATAAAAGCTATGAAGATAACCAAGCCTAAGATAATGACAATTGAACAGGAGATTGAACGAACAGGGGTATCCAGCAAAGTGATATGTGAGCGTTTCAGAGTTAATAGTCTTGAAGAAATTACAGAAGGAATGTTCCCTAAAGTAATGCAGGCTTTAAGGGCAACAGCTTCAAAGCCGGTTATTGAAGAATGAAATGCACAGGAAGATATAAAGATGTATCAATAGATTTTCAGACAATGAAACAGATACTTATGTTAGAAGTAAATGATGATGTGGCTGGACAATTTATTGAGCTTAAAGAAAAGGAAAAGCTGGATATAGAAATTAAGCCCCACAGGGAAAGGCGAAGCCTAGATGCCAATGCTTATTTTCACGTTCTTGTAGGCAAGATAGCTGATAAGCAGAGGTTATCTAAAGCCAAGGTTAAGAATATGCTTCTGGGACAATATGGACAGCCTATGGAAGTTGATGACGGTGTTGCGGCAGTAATAAAAACCAATATACCAATAAATACAGCATATGAAATGGAAGAACCACATTTAAGATATATCAAATATGAAGTTGAAAATGGATTTGAAGTATATTTCTACAAAATCATAAGAGGCAGTCATACATACAATTCTTATGAAATGTCTGTATTAATTGATGGTACTGTGGCAGAAGCAAAAGACCTGGGAATAGACACAATATCTCCTGTAGAGCTGGCACAGCTCAAAGAAAGGTGGAATATATGAGTAAGAAACTTAAAAGTGTATTCACTGATAATATGGATGAATGTATATTCACAGGTTCAACTACAGTAGAACGGCATCATATATTCGGAGGATCTAACAGGAAGAAAAGTGAGAAGTATGGATTTGTAGTTCCACTTCGTCCAGATTTACACCCTAATGGAGTATATGCCGGACAATCTGCCAATGTCATAGACTTAAGGCTTAAGAAAATGGCACAGAAGTATTATGAAGAGAATTATGGTACAAGAGAGTATTTTATACAGGAGTTTGGAAGAAATTATCTGTGACATATAATATCACACAATCTACGTTGTCACAGAAATACATATAAGCCCTGTGGTGCATACTTCCGCAGGGCGGAAAGGAGCTGAATGCTCTATACATTTACAATTAAAGGTACATTGCCAGGCCTTAATGAATATTTAAAGGCGGAAAGAAGCTTTCATAACAGGCATAGCAATGGAAATGATATGAAACAACAGTATCAGGTGATTATATCTAACGCTATAAGGCTTGAATTAAAGCGTACACATATAAATAGTCCTATAAGACTTAAATATACGTTCTATGAGCCAAATAGAAAACGAGACCTTGATAATATAGCAGGAGTTGCACATAAGTTCATACAGGATGCACTTGTTAAATGCAAGGTTATAGATAATGATGGCTGGAATAACATAGTAGGCTTTGAAGATCATTTCTTCATAGATAAACATAACCCACGAATAGAAGTGGTTCTGGAAGAGGTGAAGCCGTGATGACAGAACAGCGTATCGACTACATAAAACAGCTGAACGGGTTTGAAAGGTGGCTCGAAAGTCATTACTTGCCGAGTGCTGCGCAATTATTGTACTACAAGTTATTGAGTATCAATAATATGGCAGGGTGGTGCGAGTGGATACAAGTAGATAATCAGCGAGTAATGTCTCGTTGTCAGATGTCAAGAGAGGCTACGTTAGTCGAAAACAGGAATAAATTAATAGATGCTGGACTCATAGAATTCCAGAGAGGGAAAAAAGGAAGTCCTAATAAATACAAGATTTGTACTTTCAAATCCGTAGTAAAAAGCGTAGGAGAAACCGAAGCAGAAAGCGTAGTACAAACCGAAGGGAAAAGCGTAGGAGAAACCGTAGCCATATATAAACATAAACGAAAACTAAATAATATAGCGCCTGCGCGCGTGAACAACAAATTTAATAATTTTAACCAAAGACCAAAACATTCAGACGAGTTCTATAACTCTGTCCTGGACAACTAACGAAAGGAGCTATAGAGATGATGGATTTAGAAGCTGTAAATCAGTTTAGTAAATCGCTTACGGAAGAAACTAACAGACTTATCAAAATTAGAGCCTTAGCCACAGACATAAGTGCTAAAGCCCTGTACAAAGCAGAATTTGAACCAGATGGTTCAGCGGCTCATTATGAGGCATTTGAGAATATACCAGTGCTTAATGATATAGCTGAGGAAACTGCACAGTTTATCAAGGACCGATTAGATAAATATCTTGAAGATAAAAGCGCAAAACTTGAAGATTGTGTTGCAGCTATGATGGCAGAATTTGGACTTGCACAGGGTAATGATTTGGGAAAAGTAACAGCTGGTTTAAATGGGCCAGGCAATAGCTTAAATAATTCCAAGCAGGCAAAGAACCAGCAGGAAGATAAGAAAGTCTGTGCAACAGGAAAGGCGAATACTCCCAGTTAAAAGAGGTATCTGCTGTGATAAGTGCGGAAAGGCTATTGATACGCAAAAATACAGTTTAGAGGAATATGTGTATAAGCGCATTGTCCGTGGAAAGATGAAATATTATTGCAGTTACAATCATATGCGTGTTGCACAGCTTGAAGATGAAGCACAGAAGCAGGCGAAGAAGTCAGTACAGAGGAAAGAAGGGAAAAGTAATGACTAGGTTAAGCAAAGCGTTAAGGTCTGATGATGAAGAATTGAGGTGCTGATATGACAGATGTATATGAATGTGAAGGTCAGATGAGCATATATGAGTTCCTGGACAAAGAGCCAGAGGAAACAAAGTGGAATAAATGGCCAGATAAGATACCAGAAGAACGTGGCAGATGGTATGAACTATTGCTTAAATGTGTATTTGAGGATGGTGTTGAGTTTGTAATTGATGGAAAATACAGGGATAAGACACTTATAGGTAATCAGCTGCCAGTTGAATATAGGAGTAAGAAATGCGAGATATATTGGAGGTATAAGGAGAATGGAGTTACAGATATTTAACAACAATGAATTCAGACAGATAAGGTCGCTTATGCTGGATGATGAAGTGTGGATTATTGGAAAAGATATTACATTGGCACTTGGATATTCCAATGACCGCAAGGCATTACAGGATAATGTTGATTTAGAAGACAGGAGACTAATTCAAAAGTCACCAGAAGTTACATTAGAAATTCCAAATAGAGGAATAACAGCAATCAATGAGAGCGGACTATATTCATTAATTCTTAGCAGCAAATTACCGAGTGCAAAGAAATTCAAAAAATGGATAACATCTGAGGTGCTTCCAAGTATACGAAAAAATGGAAGCTATCAGAGACCACTCAGCCAACAGGAAATGATGCGAATACAGTTAGGTATGATAGATAATGTTTCAGACAGAGTTACAAAGTTAGAGAACACTATGAACATAGATTATGGTCAGCAGCGCAACTTAGACAAGCTTATATCATCAAGGGTTATAGAGCTGTTAGGTGGAAAGAAGTCAAATGCTTATAAGGAGATAGGCAGGAAGGTATTTTTAGAAATCAATCACGATTATTGGGATTATTTCAATGTCAATGCAAGAGGCAATACACCAAGGCTTAAATACGAGGAAGCTGTGGAGTATGTAAAGAACTGGATACCAAGTACAAATACAATGATGATGATTAAGGATTGTAATGCGCAGATGTCTATGCCGGAAGATTGGAGGTAAAGAAAGTGAGATTAATTGATGCGGATAAATTAAAAAAGGAAATAGAGAACTATTTTATAGACAAAATTACAAAACATAAGTACAACGTGGACTGTGTTGATTGTAATGCTGAATTACAGGAAATTCTTGCTAGTCAAGAAAAGTATGATGTAAGGGAGAAGACTATAGAGGATTCAAAAGAAGCAGTAGCAAAGGAAATATGTATAGGGTGCGGCTATCTCAAAGAGACAGAATGTACATATACTGGACAGAATTGTAGAACTAGCAAACCAATGTTAAAAGCAGCCGTAAAAGCATTAGATAAATTAAAGGCAGGTAATAAATAATGGATGATAGCAGAATACAGGCAATGAGAGATAACAGAGTATACATAAGTGGTTCAATAACCGGCACAGATGATTATATGGAACGTTTTAGCAAGGTCGAGAAAGAATTAGAAGCACAAGGATTTGGTGTTATTAATCCTGCGAAGGTTAATGCGCAGCTTCCAGCAGATATAACAACCTATGAGGAATATATGAAGATGTCTATGGTGATGTTAAATATGTGTACTCACATATATATGCTTAAAGGTTGGGAGAAGTCACCTGGAGCTAACAGGGAGTACGGATATGCGTTAGCAAGCGATATGATAATTATGAGAGAGTAGTATGAAACAATGTATAGGGCAGTTAAAGTTTGAAGAGTGTATGACATTTAAAGAAAAGATGGAAGCACAAGGGTGGCATAATTGTTATGATGTAGAACCAGATGAGCCAGGAATATATCAAATTTACAGACATAATGGAAGCAAAGGAAAGGCATATTACAAAGGTAATCATATATGGCAGCAGTTAACAAATAATGGTTGGTCTTTCAGCTGGTGGAGAGATGAAAGGAAGTAATTATATTGAAAGAAGTTAAACATTATATATGTGAGATATGTGGAACGGAATACAATGATAAAAGCAAAGCACAGCATTGTGAAAAAGGACATTGTAAGCCATTGGAAATAATAAAGGCACGTTATTTAAGGATAGGTAATAACGCTAAGGGGTATCCATTAGAAATAACAGTAAAAATGGCTGATGGTACAGAACAGAAGTATAAGCGATAGGTAGGTGTAGCGAGTGGAAGAACAGTACAATATTAAAGAAATATTGATACAGTATGATGACTTAATAAAGGAAAGAGAAGCGTTAAAGGAGTCTATATCTCAGATAGAGAAAAGGATAAGTAAGATGGAGCAGGAAGGATATACTGTAATAGATAGTGTATCAGGCGGAAATGGAGGCAAGCAGCATTTCAAGATAGAAGGTTTCCCATATTCGGAATATGATACTCAGATGGCATTATTGATGTTAAGAAAGTCGCAGCAGGAAGATGTTCTTGAGAAGATAGAACAGCAGATAGCGCTTGCAGAGCATTACATATACCAGATAAAGAGCAGTACTATGAGAAGGATGATTACATACAGATATGTTAATAAGTATTCTTGGATAAAAGTAGCACATAGTATGGGAAAACACTATACTGCGGATGGATGCAGGATGGCAGTTGAAAGGTTTTTGAAAGAAAAATAAAAGTCTGTTCGTTTTGTTCGTTCTGTTCGTTTTATATGTGGTAATATTTATCGTGGAACAGATGTAAGGTGCATTGTTCTACAGACATACGCAAGTCTGAATTCAATAATATCCCCGGTGGTGCTGGTGAGAGCTGGCGCCATTACTCCTAAATTGATAATTATCCCCTCTTAAGGCACTGACGAAAGTTGGTGTCTTATTTTGTTGATTTTTTTATGTGGTTAGTTATATTATAAATACAATTAGGAGGATTAAGAATGGAAAAAATTATTGAAAAATTCATTGAAAAATTGTCAGCAGATTTTGTTATAAAAAAGGGAGGACAAGCTTTAAGTATAGTAGTTTCAAGCATCTTACCAACTGTGATTTTATTCTATCTATGGGATGAACATATATATTATGATAAGGAATTGATAAGAACTATTATTTTAATATTGGCTGTTTCCTTGTGTACATATGCTTATGATTGGGTTATTGTTTATATAGGAGAGATATTGATATATGGTTATAATAAAGATGAAAAGAGTGAAATGTATCGTATTATTTCAACAGCATTTTTGAATGTAATTAGTGTATCAATAAGTATATTAATATTAGTATCAATTCCTACAATATATAGCAAAATATTATATTTAGAAATAGTTTTAGGAATATCGTTGATTTGGCTTATTTTATCTTATAAAGAAAGTAAAGTAGACGATAAATATTTAAAACAAATAAAGTATAAATATATGGAAGATGTTATTAGTCAAAATAAAGATATATGTAATACATATAATAAAGAGATTGATAAAATTGTAAAGTTAGATCAAAAAATAAAAAATAAGCAAAGTGCATTAAAAATATTAAAAATAGAAGATAAGGATACAGAAAATGGTTGAAAGGAGTTGACTGTATGGCATTAACCCCAAAACAAAAGCGTTTCTGCGAAGAATACCTTATAGACCTTAATGCCACACAGGCAGCTATCAGGGCAGGGTATTCACCGAAGACAGCAGAACAGACAGCATCAAGACTGTTAAGAAATGTTAAGGTGCAGGAATATATAGCAAAAAGACAAAAAGAGCTATCAAGGAGTACAGAGATAACCCAGGAGAGAGTTATCAAGGAACTTGCCTTGATAGCTTTTTCTAATGCGGCGGATTATGCGCGTGTTGTAGAAAAGAAAATGAAAATAGAAGTAGGAGGTGTTCTTGTAGATGTGCTTGATGAAGATGGCAATCCTGTTATGTATAGGACAGTAGAGCCAGTGCTGACAGAAGAACTTACGGACGACCAGAAACGAGCGTTAGCAGTTATTAAGAAGGGGCGAGATGGACTAGAGGTTAGACCATGTAGTAAAGAAAAGGCCTTAGAACTTCTTGGTAAGCATTTAGGCATATTTACAGATAAGATAGAAGCCAATGTAAATGATACAGCTAAAAATGAACTCGCAGAGCTATTAGCACAGCGTAAAGCAAGGGGTGAGCCAGATGCTTCTAAGTGATAAATACTGGGACTACATAGATACCCCTGCAAGAGCAGAGTTCCTTGAAGGATCTACGGCATCAGGAAAGACAACAACTGTTGCCGTTAAGTTTATTATGAATGTAGTTGAGTCAGATATGAAACTGCACGTTATTGCAGGTAATACAACAGGTGTAATTGAGAAGAATATCATAAATGCAGATATGGGATTGTTACAGATATTTCCTAATCTGGAATACTGTGGTAACGGTGATAAAGAGAATAAACTTCCGCACATTAAATTCAAAACAGGTAGTGCAAAGATAATATATGTTCTGGGTTACGATAATGTCAGTAAGTGGAAAAACGCACTTGGAAGCCAGTTTGGCTGTGTATGGGTGGATGAGTGCAACACAGCTAATATAGACTTCATACGAGAGATATTCGGACGTTCTGAATACTTTGTAGGAACGCTCAATCCAGATACGCCTACACTGCCTATATATAACGAGTATATTAACCACGCAAGACCGATTGATAAGTATAAAGCAGATGTGCCAGAAGAAATATGGAAAGATCTGAATGAATGTAAGCCTATTAAAAATTGGGTATATTGGTTTTTCAAGATGACAGATAATATATCTATGACATCTGAGAAGATAGAACAGAAGGAATTGAGTTATCCGCCTGGTACTAAGATATACAAGAATAAGATATTAGGATTAAGAGGCAAGGCAACTGGCCTTGTCTTTTCTAATTTCTGCAATAGGCATATTCTTACCAAAGAGCAGGCTAAGGAATACATCAGATGTGAAGTTGATGTAACACAGGACGAATATTTCATAATATTTACCAGTGGTCTTGATACAGCCTATTCAACCAAGAGTCCAGATACTATTGCTATGTCATTTATGGGAATAACTAATAAAGGTAAGCTGATAGTGCTGGATGAAAAGGTGTATAACAATGCAGAACTTGATATTCCAATAGCTCCCAGTGATACGGTAAGGAATTACATTGACTTTCTGGAGCGTAACAGAAAAGAATGGGGCGGAATGGCAAAGAATGTGTTCGTTGATAATGCAGACCAGGCGACAATAACAGAGTTTGCAAAGTATAAAAGAGAACATATTGACTGCCGGTATATATTTAATAATGCGTATAAGAACGTAACTATAATAGACAGAATTAATCTACAGCTTGGCTGGATGTCCTTTAATGATAAGAAGGGCAGAGAGCTAAGCTTTTATATTGTCGATACCTGTACGAATTACAAGACTGAATTAGAGGTGTATTCGTGGCTGGAGGATAAGGACTGTGAGCCTGAGGATGGCAATGACCATATGGTAAACAGTGTACAGTATGGCTGGATTCCTTATCGCGACAAGATAGGAATAGAGAATAAGACATAGGAGTGTGAGTGAGGTGAACATATTTACAAGTATGGCAGAAAAGGTAAGAACAGGAATAAGGACGTGGCTGCGTATACAGCCGGCTGTTAATGGATCCATAAGCATACAGGAAACTCTTGATTATGAGGGAAATGCCATAAAGAACCAGATATGGTACAGAGGTGAAAGTGAAGAACTGTCACAGTTATACAGCCAGATAGATGGTGACAAGACAAGGTTCTGGTCTGCAACAAGTACAGCGGGGTTAGAGATAAGAAAAATACACGTTGGCTTGCCAGCTATGCTGTGTGATATGCTGGCGAGTATAGTTGCTGATGATATGAATTTAATAGACACTGGCAGCAGACAGGAAGAATGGGACAAGATTGCAGAAGAAAATGATTTTATAGAGCTGGTAAAACAGGCAGTTATAGAAGCACTTTATATAGGAGATGGAGCATTTAAAATATCTTTTGATACAACCTTAAGCCAATATCCAATAATAGAATTTTATCCGGGAGATAAGATAGAAATTATAAGAGACCGTGGCAGGGTAAGAGAAATCATTTTTAAGACAGTGTACCATAGTGGAACAAGGGAATATGTTCTTCTTGAGCATTATGGAATAGGATATGTTAGATATAAGCTTGTAAATGGAAACAGGGAATGTCCTTTAGATACAGTGCCTGAGCTTGCAGGGCTTTCAGACGTAGTATGGAATGACAATTTTATGATGGCAGTTCCTATGATGTTTTATAAATCAGCCAGATATGAAGGAAGAGGCAAGAGCATATTTGATGCCAAAATAGATAATTTTGACGCACTAGACGAGGCCTGGTCACAGTGGATGGATGCCTTAAGGAAAAATAGAACAAAGGAATACATTCCGGAAAATATGCTCCCAAGAAATCCATACACAGGAAAGGTTTTAAAGCCCAATGCCTTTGATAATGCTTATATAAGTACAGAGGTAAGTATGAAAGAGGGACAAACCAACAAAATAGACCTAGTACAGGGTAATATTCCCCACGAGAGTTACCTTGCAACATATATAACAGCGTTAGACCTCTGTTTACAAGGTATTATGAGCCCATCAACGCTGGGTATAGATGTTAAGAAGCTGGATAATGCGGAAGCACAGAGAGAAAAGGAAAAAGCAACATTATATAGCAGAAATAACATTGTAGGCCAGTTGCAGAAGGTGCTTCCAAAGCTTGTAGATATAGTATTTAAGGCTATGGATACATTTAATAAGACACCAATTAGGGATACGGATATAGATGTAACATTTGGCGAATATGCAAACCCAAGCTTTGAGAGCCAGGTAGAAACAGTCAGCAAGGCAAAGCAGGGCGGTATTATGAGCATAGAGGCATCTGTTGATGAGCTGTATGGAGATACCAAGGATGATGAATGGAAGCAGGAAGAGATTGCAAGGCTTAAGGCTGAACAGGGTATATCTGATATGGAAGAGCCGGCACTTAATATGCAGGCAGATGATTTTTCAGTCCGGACAAGCTATCAGATGAGGTAATGTATGGAACTTAACACTGATTACGATATAGAGAAAGCCTTTAGAGCTATAGAAGATGAGCTGATTGCTTCTATGATACGAAATCTTGACGGACACAGAGCGGAAGAAGATAAACTTGGATTTAACTGGTCGCAATGGCAGGTTGAACAGCTTAAAGCATTGGAAAAATACAAAGCCGACAATAAAAAGCGTTTCCAGAGTAAGTTTAGTGACATAAATGGTTCGATAGATGCAATGATATTTACGGCAAGGCAGACAGGCGGTACAGAACAGGAACAGAAGATATTAAGGGCAATTAAAAATGGGCTTAAAGCATCCAAAGTGTCACAGGGCACTGAGGGTGCTTTTTTCAAATTAAATACCAGGAAGTTAGAGGCACTTATAAAAGCCACAAAGGCGGATTTTACCAGAGCTGCACATTCTATGTTAAGAATGTCGGAGGATAAATACCGGCAGATAATATTCAATGCTCAGGTGTATGCGAATACGGGTGCAGGAACATATGAGAAAGCAGTTGATATGGCTACAAGAGATTTTCTTAAAGCAGGTATTAATTGTATTGAATATGCGAATGGCAGCAGACATACAGTAAAGGATTATGCCAGAATGGCTATTCAAACAGCCAGCAAGCGTGCATATCTAACTGGAGAGGGAGAAATGCGACAGCAGTGGGGAATTAGTACAGTTATTATGAATAAGCGTGCTAATGCCTGCCCTAAGTGCCTTCCATTTGTTGGAAAAGTACTTATAGATGATGTATGGAGCGGAGGTAAGGCATCGGATGGTCCTTATCCGCTTATGTCCTCTGCAATAGCTGCGGGGTTGTACCATCCAAATTGCAAAGACGTACATACAACATATTTCCCTGAGCTGGATGAAGAGCCAGACAGTAAGTTTACCAAGGAAGAGTTAGAAAAGGTCAAGGAAGATTACAAGCAGGACCAGAAGCAGCAATATGCAGGCAGGATGGTTGAGCAGTTTGACAGGTTGTCAAAGTATTCCTTAGATCCGGATAACAAGAAGATGTATGCGGCTAGAAAGGAACAGTGGGAGCAAAGTATATTATTTAATGGTAGTTCTGAAAAACATATTGAGGAATTGCATAAGAATGATATAATGAATTTATCAGATAAAGAATTACAAGCAGTTACACAATATAAGAGCTTTGAAGCATATATTATAAATGATGTTTTAAGAAATGCAAATGATTTATCAAATTTAAAATCAGAACATAAACAACTTGTAAACAATTTAGATGCAGCACTGTCAAAAATATCAAAATTCAATGGGAATTTAATAAGAACTGTTGATTTTTCTGACAGTAAGGATGAGGAAGATAGAATTAAAGAATTTGTAAGTGAATATGTTGAAGGAACAATAATAACAATTAAACAATACTGGAGTACATCAAAGACAGAAGGATATAATGATTTAGCAAAAATAAAAATTTATATACAAAATACCAAAAATGGGCGAGATATAAGTTCTATTGGCTTAAATGAAAATGAAGTCCTTTATGAGCGAAATAGTAAATTTAAAGTTATTTCAAAAATATTAGTCGGGGAGATTTGGCATATTCTTTTAGAGGAGGCGGATTAAATGAAGTTAACAGCAAGAGAATGGCTTTTACTACCAGAAGCAGAGCAAATGCAAAGAGGAAAAGAACTTTCTCCAGAAGAATGTTTTAAACTTAGGATGGAACTTAGTGAAGTTAATTTTACGGAGGAGGAAAAACAAAAATTAACAAAAGAAGAACGTGAGAGATTTATAAATCCACCGAAGAGAACTGATGAGGAAATAGAAAAAAATAATAGAACAACATTTAAAGTTTTACAGAATTGGAAAATTTTACCTAAAGATATAACATTTGAAGAATGGATAAAAGCAGGTAAACCTCTTAATTATTAATATAGGTGTATTTATATATCAAGTGACGCACTTGGTATAAATGAATATAATGTGGGTAAGATAAGTGATTATGCAGAAATTAAGTATTTACGAGAAAGATATGATAAAGTTGAAGCAGAATATATTACGTTAATAAAAAGAAATGGAGGTAAATTATGCCAGTAAAATATCCAGAAGAGATACAGAAACTTATTGATATTTTTGAACCATATATGATTGGGTGTCATCTTGAAAATGCCCCTAAAGAAGCAATAGAAGCTGCTGAGAAATTTTAAAAGTGGGCTTGGGAACAGGAACAGTAGATGAGTAGCCACCAGTCGAGAGATTGGTGGTATTTTTATACCTAATTTTAAGAAAGTGAGGACAAGACAGTATGAAAAAATTATTTATTAGCCAGCCTATGGCAGGTAAAACAGACGAGGAAATAAAAGAAACAAGGAAAAAGGCAATAGAATATGCAGAGCTGCTATTAGGTGAGAAAGTAGAAGTTATAGAGTCTTTTTTTGAAGGAGCACCAGCAGAAGCTAAGCCATTGTGGTTTTTAGGAAAATCAATAGAACTTCTATCACAGGCGGATGTTGTATATTTTGTTAAAGGATGGGATAAGGCTAGAGGTTGCAAAATAGAACATCAGTGTGCAGTAGCATATAATATTAAGAGAATTGAAGATTAGATTGAATAAACAGCTATAGAGCTGTTATTTTTATACATAAGTTGCACCGGTGCAACAGAAAGGAAACGTATGTTGAAAAGATATTCACCGCCACCAGAGCCAGTGAAAAAAGAAAAATCACAATCTAAAATATTTATGGAAGATGATGATTTTGTAATGACACAGCTTAAAAGGCATGTATTAATATTACAGAATAGATTAACAATGGGAATGCATCAGGATGATGTAGATATTAAACTATATCATCAGGCTATAATGGATACTTTATATGAAATAGAAGAAAGGAAGAAGTAAGCACGCATAGCAATACGCTGTGGGTGCTATTTTTATGCCCAAAACTTAATGGCACTAAACTTTAGGAAAATGCTGACGAGCGGTAAACGGAAGAAAGGAGATAGAGTGATGAGAAAGACATTACCTATTAATTTACAGTTCTTCGCAGAGGGCGGAGATGGTAACGGCGACCAGAACGCTGGAAGTAACAATAATGGACAGGCAGGACAGCAGGGTGGTCAGAATAATCAGCAGGCGGCTGGTGTTGATTATGACAGATTACAGGAAATGATTAATACTGCAACTGCCAAGAAAGAAAATGCTGTTATTAAGGACTACTTTATGCAGCAGGGATTGTCTGAGAATGAACTTCATCAGGCGATTGCGGCATTTAAGCAGAACAAAGAACAGCAGGCAAGTGAGCAGCAGAATGTTAATGCTAACCTTCAGAATGAATTAACGGCGGCAAAGCAGCTTGCAGAGCAGGCTCAAGTAGAGCTTGCGGCTACAAAGGTAGCAGTAGAACTTGGTATTAATGTAAAGACATTACAGTACGTTCTTAAAATGGCTGATTTTAGTAAAGCCAAGGATGCAGACGGAAAAATCTCTGAGGATAATATTAAAGCTTCCTTAGAGCAGGTCCTTAAAGATGTACCAGCATTAAAACCAAGTACGGAGAACAATTCTGGTTTTCAGATTGGAGCTCCAGCAGGAAATAATAATCAGAGTAACGAGGAGGCTTTAAAGAAAGCCTTCGGACTATAAGAAAAGAGGTAAAAAAGTATGGCAGTATATGAATATGCAGAAACATTTACACAGCTTTTACAGCAGAAATACGAAAAGGAGCTGTGTTCAGATGACTTAACAAAATCTAATCCACAGGTAACATTTATCAATGCACAGACAATAAAGTTACCAAGAATGACAGTGAGTGGTTATAAAGACCACACAAGAACACCAGGTTTTAATTCTGGTACATTAAGTAACGACTGGGAACCAAAGAAGCTTTCACACGACAGGGATATAGAGTTCTTTGTAGATCCAATGGATATTGATGAAACTAACTTAACATTATCAGTTGCTAATATTCAGAATACATTTGAAACAGAACAGGCAATTCCTGAAAAGGACTGTTATAGATTTTCTAAGCTGTATTCGGAACTTAATACATATAAGGCTGGTAATATAGATAAAACAGTCATTACAGAAGCTAACTTTTTACAGGTGTTCGATAAAATGATGGAAGCTATGGATGAGGCAGGCGTACCGGAAGAGGGACGTATCCTATATCTTACACCAGCTATGAAAAGAATTGCCAAGAATGCAGAAGGTATTCAGAGAACAATGGCAGTTAATGGTGGAGCTAACAGTATTAACCGTAATGTTCACAGCTTAGATGATGTAGTGATTAAATCAGTACCATCAGCGAGAATGAAAACAGCATATGATTTTACAGAGGGCTGCAAGGCGGCAGGTTCAGCAAAGCAGATTAATATGATCCTCATTCATACGTCTTGCGTTGTATGCCGTGATAAGTACAGCTATATCAAGTTATTTACACCGGGAACAGATTCACGTACAGCAGATGGTTATCTTTACCAGAACCGTAATTATGGAGACCTGTTCCTGCTTGAGAAGAAAGCGGACGGCTGTGCCGTGAATGTAGAAGGAGAATAGGAGGCATATGATGAAAGCATTAAAAGCTAATAAGGAATATACAATAACGGAGCAGGAACAGGAGCGTTATGCTGCAGATGGCTATGATATTGTTGATAATGAAGGCAATATCATAGCTTATGGTAAGGGCAAGACAGTGCCTTATGAAAAATATAAAGAGGTTCTTGATGAGCTTAATAGATTAAAAGATAAAAATGACGTTGATTTAACAGCTATGACAGTTGAAGAATTAACTGCATATGCTAAGGACAATGGAATTGATATTGGACAGGCAACAACACAGGAAGGCATTTTAAAGAAAATAAAAGCCGCAGGGGAAGCGTGAGCCTATGGTATATGCAAGTAAAGAGCAATATCTAAGCGAACATAATACTATTCCAGAAGAACAGATTGAGAAGATATTAAAACAGGCGAGCCGACACATTGACTCGCTTACTTTTAATCGTATAACTTCAAGAGGCTTTGATAATCTGACAGAGTTCCAGCAGGCAATAATTATAGATGTATGCTGTGATATGGCTGATTTTGAGTATGAGAATGAAGATATGATTAATTGTGTCTTGCAGAATTATGCTGTAAATGGAGTATCTATGCAGTTTGGCAGCAGTTGGAATGTTCTTGTGCAGAATGGAATTGCTGTAAAGCGTGATACATATCAGGTACTTTGTCAGACAGGCTTCTGCTGTTTAAGTCTGGGGGTGTGAGTATGAAATATCCTTGTTTAGTATTAAAGCAGTTCTGTAAAACAGAAGTACATATTGAGATAGAGCAGGAAGGTCAAAACGTATATGGGGAGCAGTTAGACCCTGTGGTATGGGACGGATTATGCAACTATCAAGACAGTGGAAAGACGGTGCTCACAGCAGAACAGAAGCTTATACAGCTTGAGGGTTGTGCCTTAATACCTGGTGATATTGCACCAGAACTGCCTCTTATTACTAAGGGTGAGATAACGGTGTTTGGCGAAACAAGGCATATATACAAGGGTACAAAATGCCGTAATCCTGATGGAACAGTAAATTATGTGAGATTGGATGTGATGTAATGACAAAGAATGTTAAATCAACAGTAAAACTTAATATGCCTATGGTAAGGAAACTTACGGCAGCAGCAGCGACTTCATTAGAAATGACAGCGGAAGCTATACACACGGATGTTGTGCAAAGTCAGGTAATACCAAGAGATACAGGTAAATTGCAGGGAGAAAGTACGCATATTATTGCAGGAAAGAGTGAAACTGCCACTTATGAAAATGGACAGACAGTAACTAATGGTATTTCAAAAGCTGTAAATGGCAAGGTTATCATATCAACATCAGCACCGCAGGCAAGAAGATTATATTACCATCCGGAATATAATTTCCATCAGACGCCATGGACAGATGAAAGCGGTAAGAAACATGAAGGAAATGCAAATGCTAAAGGCAGATGGCTTGATGACTACCTTAAAGGTGGCAAGAAACAGGATTTTGCCAAGAATGCTTTTTCAAAGCTGTATAAAAAGAATGCGGGGTTATGATGTTAGGAATAGGTGATGTAAGAGATTATATAGCAGGTCTTGGCATTGCAGACAATGATAATGTATATTGCGGCAAGCTTGACAATAAAAAAGATAAGAGCATAGGAGTATATAATCTTAACAGACAAAGACAACCACAGACTGCTGTAGGAGGCTTAAATAACAGCTCTTATCGTATTAAGTCTATAAGTATATTAGTTCATTGGAATACAAGTGTCAGAGACACCGAGAAGGCAGCAGAACAGCTCTATAATATGCTTAGAGACACCAACAATAAAATAATCAATGATACAAAGCTGCTATTCACTAAAATGCAGGTTGATGGACCTGTGGATGTAGGGACAGATGATAAAGGTATCTTTGAGAGTGTAATAGAATTAGATATTTATTATGAAAGGTAGGTAAAGGTATGGCACAGAATACTAAATTAGCTGGATATAATGCAGGGGCAACACCTCTTACTGGTGTAAATCCAGTGCATACAATTCAGTTTGGTGTGTGTATAACAGGAAGAAAGAGCACAGATACACCGGAAACAGTAGAAACAAAGGTTGTAAAAGATGCAGAGAGCTTAAGCATATCCGTGGATGGAACTATTGAGGAATGGAATCCAATGGATCAGGCAGGCTGGACAAGAAGACTTACAACAGGTAAATCATTGGGTATGACTATGGGTGGTAAGCGTAATTATGGTGATGAAGGTAATGATTATATCGCAAGCCTGGCTTTAAAGACAGGACAGGAATGTAATACCTGGGTTTCAATTATTTTCCCAAACCTTGACCAGCTTCTTATCCCAGCAGTTATAAATGTAACTTCCCTTGGAGGAGACTCAACAAGCATTGATGCACTTGAATGGGAAGCACAGTCAGATGGAAAACCAACATACATTCCATATACAGAATAAAAAAGAAAGAGAGAATTTGAATAATGGCAAAGACAGATTTTAAAGTAATAGACATATCAATGAAGATTACAAACCAGTTACCTATGGTTCGTATTACTGATGACTTAGTGGTAACTGTGAATAACAGAAAGAACACAATTCTTAATGTACAGGCTATGGCTGCTGAGGCTGAAAAGAAGAAAGATAGTGACAACGGAATGGGATTTATAACAAAGGCTCTTGAAATGCTTATTGGCAAAGAGGCAGCAGATAAGATTGAGGCTATGGACTTACCGCTTCCAGAATATAAGGAAATGTATAATGCAATAATGGGTGTTGCCACAGGCACATATGGAGAGGAGAATACACCCTCACAGTGAAATATATTATGACATATATGATGACTGGGAATTGATAGAGTCAAGCTTCCTGTCACAGTATGGCATACGATTGCGAACGGAAGATGATATGTCTTGGGCGGAATTTTGTTCTTTATTATCTGGAATAATGCCAGAGACACCGCTTGGCAGAGTGGTGAGCATAAGGGCAGAAAAAGATATGAAAGTCATAAGGAACTTTACTAAGGAACAGAAGAAGATACACAATGACTGGCTTCTGAAACGTAATAAGAGAGTGGTAGGAACACCACAGTATATAGAACATTGGACACGATTACAAAGAGATTTTAAGGCTGCTTACTCAAAGAAGTAGGCAGCTTTTTAATTGTGTCAGAAAGGAGGGCGAATGTCAGATACAGTAGGTCAGATAGCTCTGGAACTTGGAATAGATAGTTCACAGATAGTTAATCAGCTTACAGGAGCTTCTAATAAGGCAGCTAAGCAGGCAACAACTATCTTTTCTGGGTTTGGTAAGAAGATAGCAGCAGGATTAAGTATAGCAGCAGTTACTAAGTTCACGAAAGACTGCATAGAAGTAGGTTCCAATGTAACAGAAGTGCAGAATGTTGTTGATACAGCATTTAAGGATTTAAGCTGGCAGGCAGACCAGTGGGCTTCCAACGCTATGACTAACTTTGGCTTATCGGAATTATCGGCCAAGAAGTACATGGGTGTGTTTGGCCAGATGAGTAATGCTATGGGTATCACAGGTAAAGCGGCACTTAATATGGCTGAAAATGTTACAGGATTAACCGGTGATGTTGCATCATTTTACAATCTTGGAACGGACGAGGCATATACAAAGCTTAAGTCTATATGGACTGGAGAGACAGAGACACTTAAGGATTTAGGTGTAATAATGACTCAGACTAACTTAGACCAGTATGCTCTTAATAATGGTTTTGGTAAAACTACAGCCAAGATGACAGAGCAGGAAAAATTAATGCTGCGTTATCAGTACGTTACAAGTGCTTTATCTAATGCCACAGGAGATTTTGTTAAGACACAGGACTCCTGGGCGAACCAGACAAGAATACTTTCACTACGATTTGAGCAGTTAAAGGCCTCTCTTGGTAAAGGCTTCATAGCATTGTTTACACCTATATTAAGAGGTTTTAACAGCCTGCTGGCAGGATTACAGAAGGTTGCAGATGGATTTGCTAACTTTGTACAGTTGCTAACAGGGGCAGATATATCAGCCTCTATGGGTTCGATAAGTTCGGATATAGCAGGGATTGGAGCAGATGCAGGCAGTGCCGCAGACAATGTAAGCGATATTGGAAGTGCTGCTAAGAAGACAGCCAAAGATATAGAAAAATCACTTGCAGGTTTCGACCAGATAAATAAGCTGACAGAGCCAACAGATGATAGTTCTGATTCAAGCGGTAGTACAGGTGGAACATCTTCAGGAATCGGAATGGATACTAATGTATCTAATGAAATTGGAAAAGCGGGAGATGAACTTAACAAGTTCAAGCGGATAATAGAAGATATTGCTACAACATTCAAGGAAGGCTTAAAAAAAGGTTTAGGTACTGACTTTGAGAAAAGCATCAAGAGACAGCGAAAACTGCTTTTAAGCATTAAAGATAGTCTTATAGATATATTTACAGATAGAAATGTAGTTGCTTCTGCGAAGAATTACTTTGACAGCATAGTAATGAATGCGGGTAGAATAACAGGATCTTTTGTAAATATTGGTGCTTCAATAAGTGAGAATCTGTTAGGTGGAATAGATAAATATTTATCATCTAATAAGGATTTTATTAAGATAAGATTATCTGAAATGTTTGATGCGAGGGCTGTATTGTGGAATAAGATTGGTGATTTTTCAGAGTTCCTTTCACAAATATCTGAAATATTCAGAGGCGATGCAGCACAGGGAATATCTGCTGATTTGATAGCAATTTTTGTTAATCCATTTATCACAATAGTGTCCCTGTGTAACCAATTCGTGGCAGATTTGATTTCAACGCTTGTAGACCCGATTGTAGAAAATACAGATAAAATCAAGCAGGCATTTGAATCAACGTTGGAACCTATTAGGAATGTACTAGATGAGATAACGGCTGTAATTGAAGAAACCTGTAATAAAGCTGTACAGATGTATGATGAGCATATCTCACCATTATTTGACACTGTAAAAATAGGTCTTAGTGATACATTTGGCAAGCTGTTAGATGTATATAATACATATTTCGTTCCAGTACTTAACAACATAGCTGACAAACTGAAAGAAATATGGAGATCACACATTGAACCTTTGATGACAAAGGTAATTGACATTATAGGCCACGTTGCAGATGTTATTAAAGCATTGTGGGAAAACATATTAAAACCGGTTATCGACTGGATAATAACCAATGTTATTCCAAAATTAGCACCTGTAATGGACTGGATATCAGATATTGCAACGGAAAAGTTTGGAAATGTAATGGATATTATCAAGGATGTATTATCAGTCTTTGATGATGTATTGGTATTCGTGAAAGATGTCTTTAGCGGCAACTGGTCGGATGCGTGGAATGATATTGTTAATACATTTGGCGATATATTCTCAATGATAGCAGATATAGCCAAAGGACCTATTAATATGGTAATCGGACTTATAAATGGTATGCTTGACGGATTAGAAAGTGGTATTAACTGGATTGTTCGTAAGGTAAATAGTTTGAGTTTTGATGTGCCTGACTGGGTACCGGTTATAGGTGGTGACCATTTCGGGTTTGATTTACCGGAAGTTGGTTTTGGCAGCATTCCATACCTTGCACAAGGTGGATATGTAAAGCCAAACACACCACAGCTTGCAATGATTGGTGATAATAAACACCAGGGAGAAGTTGTAGCACCAGAGGATAAGCTTATCGATATGGCACAGAAGGCAGCAGCTATGGCATCCAGTGCTGAACTGTTAGCCGAAGCTATAAGTATTCTTAAGCAGATTCTTAAGATACTGGAAACATTAGATCTTGATATACAGCTAGATGGAAAGAGTCTTAAGAAGTATGTAGTTGATAAGATAAACGAACATACAAAGCAGACAGGAAAATGTGAGATTATACATTAAGGATGTGATGAATTGATACTAAGATGCGACAATCAGGAGCTTCCGGCTCCTGTGTCCATCAAAGTGGATGATGAGATAATATGGTCTTCTTCAACGGGACGAGCACTTGACGGAACAATGTTAGGTGATGTAGTTGCTGAAAAGAAGACCTTATCTATATCCTGGGGAGTTCTTCAGGAAGATGAGCTGGTTCTTATTAAGA